GAAGAAACTTACGCCGCCAGCTTTGTAATTGGCATAATTCCACGCAACCTGGTTTGCTGATATATTTATCCGGTGAGTTTTTGTAATTTTGAGTTCGATCCAGAAGGCTGACCCCTCCGCGCACACGTGAACGTCTGGAACGCCGCCGCCATAGCGGTTTTCAATCCGTGTGGTGCTCCAATGCGGGGGTATCTTTTCCCTCACTCTGTTCCACAGAAGAGTCTCCGGTTTCTGTGCCATTAATCACCTTATAATCTGCATCAATAAATGCGGTTGGGTGTGATTTACGAAGCTCCGATAAACGACTTTCAATCTCTTCGCGGCTCATATTCTCAATAGCATGGAAGTGATTAGTCTCGCGCCTATCAACAGTAAGTCCACCTAGAGCAGATCGCGTTTTCTCTGCATTAATCGCCGCAGAAAAGTGCCCCTTTTCTTCAGCCCCCACAGATAAATCTCTTAACCTCTTCAACTGGCCCATCAGGGTGACGCCATATTTACGCTCCCTGTCTTCCCGGAGCTCTTCTATAAATTCCGATACATGAGGAAACAACTGGGAGTCCAAAAGTTTATAAGCCTGTATTTTGGCTACCCCATTAGTATCAGAATAGCCGGCCAACCTTGCGCACTCAGCATTAGAGTTAGTGCCATCCACGTAATGACGAGCGAACTCTTTCTGTCGGTTAGTCAGTTTCCGGCCATGAGATTCTTCAATCTCTTCCGCTCTTCTATCGATCCGACGTTTCATAGTTACTCCTATATACAGGCCTTTTCAAAAATACAATTTGGTTTTTCAATATCGAAATGCCTCACGGTTAGAGTAAGAGTGCCACGAAACAGAGCTTTTTGACACGAGGTGCCACGAGAATCATAAATAGTGCCACGAGGTTATTTGGCTGTATTCCGGTGTTTTTGGTACACTTTTCGGTGTACGTGGCACTTGAGACACTTTTTTTCCTCTATTTTTTTATTTTTCATTCTCTTTTTTAAATTTGCCCCTATATATGGAACGAATGTCATAGCTCTCGAATTTACTATCTTTTATCCGTTCTGCGAACTTGGCATCCCATTTTTGGACAGCCAACTGGAGTTCTTCTGGACTATTGTAGAGCCAGTGTTGTTTTTTAGGCGGCATGATCCCCTCCTACGTGGGATATGATAGCTTGACCAACTTTCTTATCTTTAGTATTCTACCATTAGAAAGGGAGGAAGTGAAATGACCAATAACCAAGAGAATCTTGTCACATGTCCCGCGTGTAGTGGGAATGGATACATTATAGATGGTGATCCAGAAGTAGAAGGTCCTGTTGTGGACCAATGTGGCATGTGCGACAGCCAGGGCGAGGTAGAGGAATCCTACGCCCAAGAATGGCCTTTCAAATGACCAATCAAAGAGGTTTGTAGAATGAAAATAGAACTGAACTTTGCTAATTTCCACAATCTTGTGCGTGTGATGTACAACGTCGATTATGTACATATCCAGGACGTCTTATCTAATGAGGAGTGGGGTAAATTCAGAAGTGATCCCTGCGGCTTTTTTATCCGCACAGACGATACGAAAGCCCAGGCCATCTGGGACGCAGCGATGAAGCGTGGAGCTTACGCCGCATGAGCACACATCTCACGGAGATTAACCTCGAGGCGGTTAGGAATATTAAAAGAGCGGTCAAGGATTATTCCAAGAGACTTGAGGAAGAGTGTGGGGTTAGTGTTCGAGTTGGGAAGCGAAAAGACTTTGGGAAGAAAGGCAACAGTTACAGTATTCTTCTCAGTTTCTACCCATACACCACTTGTGGTCACTGCGGCAAAAGAATGGCTTCTTCCTTAAAAGGTGCCAATGGCAAGCGTTATTGTGGTAAGTCCTGCAAAGGCAAGGCGTACCGGATGCGGGGGGAACAGAGGAACGAGGCAGTATGCCAAGAAAATAAAGTTCTGCGCGAAGAAAACAAACGTCTGAGGGCATTGACACATGATCAAGAAAATCTGGAAGGAAATCCGCAACCCCAAACACTGGGAGAGTAGAATGGGCTGGGAATATTTCGCATTGATCGCGTTGGGTAGTCTTATCGTTGGTCTTTTCGCCGGCGGGGGATGATTAGGAAATGCAATCAAAGGAACATATTAGGGGTTTGTGCGTCGATTGTGGCGAAAAGACCTTATTAGAAGTTCACTACTGCGAACCAAATCAAGGCAAGTATAGCGAAAACAAGGGAGCAATAAGACTCTGCTCAAAGTGCCATCGGGCGAGACACATAGATCGTAATGGGGATTATTGGAAGGACCCTTTGGAAATGGCCGCGTACTGGTATATGTGGGATAAGGAAATTGGCGAATGATGATGCAAGCGTATCGACTATCGTATTTAATGCAGATGAACCTGTTTACCCCAAATCCTTTTATATGTACGACGACGATCCGAGGTCACGTTATCGTGGGTAGGAGGGCAATCCATGCGGCTGAAACTTAACAATAGACGGCGTACCTATACACGGGTCATTGAGACAGGAACCGACAAATACTATGCCTCTTTCGGGTTGGACGATAGTGATCTGACCTTTCGTGAGGTATTTATAAGGGGGTCCAAGATTGGATCCGATATGGAGATCCTGTTGGACGATGCGTCCGTGGTTCTGTCGCTGGCGTTACAGTATGGATTGCCTCTGGAGCAGTTGTTACATAGTTTAAATACGGGTCGGGAAGAGGGTGGCACTTCTATTTTAGCGAAGGTCATTGCGGTAATGAATGAAGAAACCAATGAGATCCAAAAGGCGGTCGCCAACAGCCGCTTTGCTTCTTCACAGGATGTACCAGAACCGGATTGTCCAACCGAAGAAGGGTAAGGGAGCCTACAACCGTCTTAAATTAGGGATAAAGCCATGGCATTTATAGAGATAGACGGGGTTCGTTACCCTCGCATCACGATAAAGTGGAAGAACATCGTAGGGGATTTTTCTACCGTATCGCTCGAAGACGCAAAACAACTCGAATGCCGCCTTATAATTACGGAGGGGTATCTTTTTGACTGCTTTGAAGACGATGGCGAGATGTACGTGCGCACGTTTGCGACGTACCAGAAGGACAAGGACGAAATTGCGTTTGGGGACAGGAATTGTTTCCCGTACACTGTACTGACCAGAGAGAGCAAACGGGATTTGGATGCTGCACTAATGTTTATGAATCATGAAGATCGCTCTGCTTGACGTAGACAGTAAGATACCGAACCTTATATAATATAATATACAATAAATTAAGCACAAGGAACGGGGAGAACCTTAAATGCCATCTACTATTCCATTTGATCCTTCTTTAGTTCTCGGCAATCTCATAAAGCAAGAAAAGGTTGATAGCCTTAAGGCGATTGCTGAGGAGCAAAAACCAGCGGATGATGCGCAAGATGCCTTAAATGCATTGATTTTGAACAAGCGCAAACTCGACATGACTTATCAAGAGATGGTGAACATGGGGGTCAGCCTTGAGTCCCTGTCTGGTTTTGCGGAAATGATCGACAAGATGAAAGGTGACATTGCCACCCATGCTATCAAGTATGGCGATGAGGTGATGAAATCTGCAGGAAAAGTAGAAAGCACTAAAGATTCTCAGGACCAAAAGCAGATTGGTGAGGTTCCCGAAAGCCCCATAGATTGGAATAAGTCCAGTATCAAAAAGATGCCGATCAGCTCTGATACAATGAATGTAGATGTACAATATATCCGAAACGAGACAGAAGTGGATAGCAATGAAGCTCATGCTTCAGCAGTTGCACTTGCTGTCAGTGGATCAGTAGGCTTAATATTCGGAACCTCATCTGTTACAGCGAGTGCCTCTCACTCAGCAAAAAGCAGCACGTTGCACCAAACTTCCCAGCATCAGATTATAGGAACGCTTGTTATCACTGCCACTTGCACGCACAAAATCGCTGATGTGTTTGCACCTTTTATAATGGATCCTGACAAGGCGATTGATGCTTGGAATCTGTCTTTTCCCAAGTCAACGCTGGACACAACCTCCGAAGCGGAAATGCAGAAAGCTCTTGCGGTTAAAGCTGGAGAAAAAGATCCTAAGCTTTACTTACTTTCTGGGCAGACCATGGGCAGTTCGTTTGTTGGCATGGTTCATATTCTTCAGGCCCAATCAACTGATAGCACTCAGTCAGAAAGTGCGAGGACATCGGCAGCCGCAGTGGAGGCCCAAGCGTCTGGTCTTTTCACTTATTATAGTGGCAAGTTTGGCATTTCAAGTGACTCAAGCAAAAAGCTACAAGACCTTTTAAGCACGAACGACATGACTTCACATTGTTGCTTGATTACGATGGGTCTGATCCCATCATTAAAGAGCAATGAAATTGGCACCACCATCAAGACTCTTCAACCAAGTGCCGGAGAAGTGATGGGCCAACTGGCTGAAATTCAAAATGCTACTGATGGCGAAGTAACCAGCCCACCAGACAAAGCAAAAGCAGCCAGAGACGGTCAGAACTTTATAGAGTTGCAAAATTCTTATTTAAAGGAGTCTGTTTCCGCAGTTATTGAGTCTCAGGTAACGCAAAATAAAGTCATTGATACTAATTCATTAATGACAGCTTTCGATGACTTTGTAACGAAAGCCGCCGCAGATGACGCGTGTGGCGTCCCAATAAATTTCTTTGTTAAAGAGATTACAAAAGAAGAAATAGCTAAAGCCTACTTGAAGAAATACAGCCCATTACCAAATTGGCAATTATCTTCTGATGATGATACTAAATAGATCCGTAATCTGATGGTAGTGGGACGCCGGCAGCTAGAGGTACTCGAGTATATAAACGAGTACTGGCTGGAGCATGAACAGGGTCCAACGGCGCGGGAGATCGAAAGCTCATTTGGCTGGTCGGAAGGCGCCAACGCCTCTCAATTTCATCTGGAAATCTTACTGAGTACTGGATTGCTCACGCGCATCCCAGGCCGCCATCGAGATGTTACTGTGACGGAGGCAGGGATTGACGCTCTGGACAACGCGAAGCTTGCTGACTCAATACGGAAGGTTGATGAGGGGGAATAGAGCGGACTATTTTGAGCGTATCGCGTCCAGGTCGTAGCCCATGGCATTGAGGAGTGCTTCCACTTTGTAGATTGAAGGTTCGACAATTTCGTTGTGTTCGTAGTGTTTAATCGTGCGAACAGTTATGCCAGACAGTTTGGAAAGGTCTGGTCTCGTGAGTCCAGACTCTTTCCGTACATCTGCTATAATCTTAGCCCAAGTTATATTTAAAGATCCATAATCAGTGTTTCAATTCACCCGTTTCATCAAATTCCTCGAGAATTGATTCATAGGACGTTGTTTTTTCTTCCCCGGTTGCCACGCCCAATGTAATCGTCAGGAGCCGTGACATCATATACGACAACATTGGAAGACCCATTTGCACTGCTCCATACTCTATAGCTACTCTGAACAATGCTACAGTTCTGGCGATAGGGGAAACATTTAAAGAACTACCGTCAGCTATATTCTGTAGTTCTTCCACAAAGGATTCAAGATCAGAGCTCTCCATTTTTGGCTGCCTTGAATAACTGAAAAGCGGCATAGCGTTCCAGAATTTGTTTGTCACTGGGGATATCCTTGGACACGTCCACGAGGAAAGCAATTTGCTGCGCGGGGGATCGCTTGTTAACTCTAGCAATGGCCCAAAGCTGTTTCCATACGTCCATGGGAACGGCCACGGATCTAAATCGTCGTCTGTCTGTCATTTTAGTCCGACTCCTTGCTTCGGTTCACCAGTTAAACGCCGTAGTTCTTGACTGAGATTCCAACGCAGGAACAACCCATCACTGTGAGTTTCTCCATTCATGAATGCGTCGATACTTCTTATAAGCCAGTTAAGGCGTGTTAATTTACCTGGCTTACGCATACTAACTTTTGCCCCCATAGCCATGTCATGGTAACGGAAGAGAGGGTCATCTAAAGAGTCCCAATTTTTCTGGGCGAGTCGTTCAAATACGCCACGCGTCGTCTCCAAACCCGCGAGTTGAGTTAGTCTCCAAGAGACTAAAGAACAGATCTCTGAGGAACCTTCTATATGGCGGATACGTGCGCCTATTCGTGTTACCTCTTTGATGATAGGATACGTATCCAGAATTTCGAGACTCTCACGGGTACTCGGGACAATCTGCGCGGATCTCCAGTTTGTGTTCTCCCATCTCCAAATCGTTCGTATGGCGACGGAGATTATAACGGCATTCTTCATTTGTCGCATAGACAGGATATGGGACAAGGTCCGGGGTTTTCCACGGTCAACGTCATCTAGACTTGGGACACCCCTCGCAACAGAAGTAGTAAAAGGCATGTCAGCCTTGACGCAACCCACCAATCTGTGTTGGCCATCTACAAGGTCGCCTTCTTCATTTAACTTAATGGTTTCTCCGTTTTGAACCCAATTACCAGATTTAATGTCACGGGCTAGAATAGCAACGTGACGGTCATTAATAGGGCGGTTGTTCGCCACATTACGTTCCAAGTACTTCTGTGCTTGTTTCGGAGTAATTGTCTCCGTTACAACTGTTATAGTGTGCATAAGCTATGCATCCTTTCTTTCTTTCTTCATCGTTATTGGAGCCATTCTTTGAGCTCCTCTCCCATCACCACGCTGGCAATATCCATTTTTGTGCGGAGAGCTTTAACAATCCTTTCGTCAATAGTCCCTTCCGCAATCAGGTCGATGTAGGTAACGTGATCTGTTTGGCCAATGCGATGCGCCCGGTCTTCGGACTGCATTCGAACAGCCAGATCAAAACTGTTCGCAAAATAAATTACGTTCTTGGCAGCGGTGAGTGTGATCCCGTAGCCGCCCGTTTGTGGATTGCCCACGAAGAACCGAGCCTCTCCGTTCTGGAATTGTTCAATGGCCGAGGTCCGGTCTTCGTCGGACGTGTCCCCGTAGTAACTGACGGTGGATTGTGGGCCGTATTCTTTTTGCAACGCTTGTGTAACGCGTTGCACATCGTAGCGGAACCGTGACCAGATTATGGCCTTACCCTCGATCTCTTCCAGACAATTCATCAGTTCTTTCAATCGGTTATCGGGGATCTCCACAAAAACGCCATCATCGGTCTTGGTGTGACCATTCAGCACCTGTTGCATTCGTAACAATTGGGTCATGACATTGGTGGTCGTCATGAACTGGTCATCTTCGAGATGGGCCAGAGCGTACTCCTTCAGATCCTGGTAGATGCGGGACTGCTCGTCCGTGAGTGTGATGTTTCTTTGGATGTAAATCTTGGCCGGCAGATCCAGGCACTCGTCTTTCGTAATACGCGAGGAAAAGATCTTCAAAAGCTCCGATAGTTGGTCCAGGTTCTTATAACCAACAATATCATTAAAAGAATGAGTGCCCACACTGCGAGGTTTTATAATCGCGTATCGCCACTCAAATTTATGGTAGTTCTCACCGCAATCTCCTAACAAACTCTTGTTTAGAAAGCGGCATTGCGCCCATAGGTCCATCGGACTCTGGGTCACGGGGAACCCTGTCAAAATACGCCTGTACTTGGCCAAAGCGGCCAGTTTAATAAGGGACTTTGTCCGCTTGGCTTTAGGAGACTTGATGGCAGTGGACTCATCCACCGCTAAAAGGGCCTCAGAGGACCCTAGAAGCTCCCCAAGATATCTGCGACCAATACCGGGCCTAGATAGTGCCTCTACATTCATTATAAGCACTCGGAGGCTTTCTGAGGGTAGTAGCAAAGCCTTCAGTTCCTCTTTCTGCCTCTTACTAGGAGATGCCTTCCATATCACCACCTTCCGCTTTATGCGGTCAGGCAGATGGGCTGGAATTTCCAGATTGGCCCAGTTCCGGTAGACACCCTTGGGTGCCACTACTATGAAGGTATCAATTTCTCCGCGCTCAAACAGGATGGCAGCGTTGTCGATTGCAACCTTGGACTTGCCGGTTCCCATTTCTAGGAAGTATGCCCAATTGATTTTGTCCCAAGACTTTTTTAGTACTTCAGCCTGGTGCGCAAAGGGCTTAGTTTTGAATTTGTATTTCATTTCTGGGAGCAACCTATCATATCCCATTTATACTTGCAATCGTAAAAAAAGTAGTTTAAAACAAATGGGGTTGGTCTTCTTGATGGGGATTGGGGGGACCAATCATTAGATTAGAAAGGAGAAAGATATCTTGGCTGGAATTGTCTTTATAACTCAAGAAAACCCTCGTGTTGATATTTTACCCGCAGCGCGGTGGGGTGAAGTCACGCCCCTGGCAACCCCTTTTGATCAGATTACTATGAATCCCGGACGCTTCGTCGCGCATATAAAGCGGAAGCTAAAGAGGTTCGATGACGACGATTGGCTGTTGGCTATGGG